GGGTGTCATGAAGCTGGCAATGGAGTTCCGCAAACACCTAGAGGAACAGGCAGCCAAGTTGCCCCCCCTGGTGGCAGGCCTAGAGCCTCAAGACATTCAAGGTGTCATTGACGGCTACAACAAGTCCCTGTTAGCCACCATAAGGCAGGCCCATGGACAAACTCGTTGACGAATGCGTCCTGTCAGCCCTGGCTGAGCGCAATGCTGGAGGCATAGCAGACTGGGCCTTGGACAACGTGAAGCTGAGGGAGTCCCCCTATGGCGGGCAATTTAGAGCAGATGAGACTCCATGGCTACTGGAGCCACTGGCTGCTCACGCTGACCCAGGCAACCAGACAGTGGTCATGTCATGTGCAGCACAGACAGGCAAGACTGTGTCCATGTCTGTGGCTATTGCCTACAGCCTAAGCCAAAACCCCAGCCCCCACCTTGTCACCTTCCAAGACGAGGACTCCTACAAAGACTACTCGAAGGAGCGACTGCAGCCCATTCTGGAGTCCTGCCCTGCCCTCAAGGACCAATGGCCAAGCGACAGGCACAGGAAAACCATAAGTGAGGTTTTCTTCCATTCCTGCACCCTCAAGCTAGGCCCAGCCAACAACTCATTCTTGCGCTCATGGAGCATTCGATTTCTCTACGGTGACGAGGTCAGCGCATGGAGGCCTGGAATGTTAGCCAGGGCCAAGGCGAGGACAACCCGTTACTGGAACAGGAAGCACTGGTTCAGCTCCACCCCTGAGCTAGTTGGGGACGACTTTGACACCGAATACAGGAGCGGCACCTGTGAAGTGTGGCACCTAAAGTGCCAAAGCTGTGGCAAGCTATTTGCCCCCAGCTTCTACGATTGCATGAGGTGGGAGTCTAACGAGACAACCAAGCCAGGAGGTGTGTGGAACTATGAGGAGGTAGCTAAGACTGTCACCATGGCCTGCAGTCATTGCGACCACGCCCACCGCAACACCGAGGCAAACTGGAGGCAAATGGTGAAGGGTGGGTATGTGCCCACCAATGACAACCCCACCCCACGGGTGCGAAGCTTCAGCTTTAACCAATTGACACTCCCTCCAAGCGTCATGCCATGGAGTGACTTGGTTATAGACTTCCTCAAGGCTAAACAACATGCCGCTGCAGGCTACACACAACCCCTCAGGGAGTTTGTGACACTGAGGCTTGCCGAAAGTTGGAAGCCTTCCAACCATATGGAGACCGAGAGGATTGAGGTGAGTGACGCTTACAGGCCTGAGGACGCATGGGAGGACGAGCACACCCGATTCATGACGGTGGACTGTCAGAACTACCTAGAGGAGTTTTTCTGCATAGTCAGAGCCTGGAGCAAGGGCGGTGCCTCAAGGCTCTTGGCATTTCGACGGGTCAGCTCGTTTGACGAGGTGGAGGAACTACGCAAAGAGTTTGAGGTTGCCCCCCAATGGACATTCCTAGACGTGGGCTACCAGAGGGCAAGAGTCCTTGCCCAATGTGGCAGGTTTGGCTGGGTAGGCTTAAGAGGGGAGCCCAGCGTTGACTTTGCCCACACTGGCAACGGGCGAACCATCCGCAGGCTTTACAGCAAACCCACGAGGGTGTCCTCAACTGGCAGAGTAGCCCCTCCTGTCTTCCGCTGGAGCAACCCAAGCACCAAAGACATTTTGGCAGCCCTCAAGGCTGGCAAGGCCCAGCCGTGGGAGGTGTGCAAAATGGACCCTGAGCTGGCTGAGGAATATGCCAAGCAACTGGACTCTGAGCGCAAAAAGGAAGTCATAGACAAGCACGGAAGGGCAGAAATGCGCTGGGTGTCTTTTAGGGCAAACCATGCCTGGGACTGTGAGTGCATGCAGGTGGTGGCTGCCTGCATTGCCAAGTTGCTGATGGATGAGTGACACACTGCCCCCCTTCTATGAATGGGGGACTTGCGTAGCTTCTTAAGGCTCCAGACTGATGCGTGGCTTCTGACACTCAAGGAAAGAGTGGCAGACGCTGTGCTTTCTGGTGCAGTCACCACCTCCTTCTCCAATGCCTCCCAAAGCGGCACCCGTGAGCTAGTTTTGCCCACTGAGGAACTAGCCTCCCAACTCACAGACGTGCTGCATGAGAAGGGCCTAGCCACAGGCAGTAAACCCGCCCGAATGACCTTTGCAAGGTTTTCACGTTAGTCCATGGAACTCTACGACCACAACGGGCGAGTCCTAGACCTGACGCCCAAGAAGAAAAGAGCTAACAGCTTTAGTGGGCATTACAGGGGCACCGAGATGGGACGCTACAGAACCTATGTCCCCTACACGGTCAGCGACTCCAAGCAAACCCTAAACAGAAGCCAGAGGCGCAGCCTCATGGGGTTTGCCCGCCATTTGTTTAACAATAACGGGCTAGTCAAAGGCGCAGTGTCAGACTTGACACGCTACTCAGTGGGCTCAGGGCTGAGGCCTCAAGCCCAGTCAGCAGAAGCCCAAGCCTATGAGGACTACTTTCAGCAATGGAGTCAAATTGCAGAGGTCACAGGGCAATTCACTTTTGGACAACTCCAGAGCCTAGTGTCTAGGCGCATGGACATAGACGGGGACATTGGCCTCATAATGGTGGGAACTGGCAACAGCTTCCCACAGCTTCAGCTTGTAGAGGCCCACCGCATTGAGTCTGAGACGTATGACGCCAAGGCCCATGACGGTGTCCACACTAGTCCAGCAGGCAGGCCTGTGGCCTATGAGGTAAGGGACGGGGACAGTGACTACCGCCGCATAAGTTCAAACAATTTCATCCTGATGTATGACCCAGAGCGGGTCAGCCAGCTCAGAGGTGTCACAAGCCTTGCCCACGCCATTGCCCACCTGAGGGACATGGACGACTTGTTGGAATTCGAGCTAGTCGGGACCAAACTCAATGCCTCCATTGGCATGGCAATTACAAGCCAGGGTGGCGTGGTAGACGATGGCAGCGCTTTGATTGAGGACGGCTACTCAGCAGCAGACACTGGCGACCTCCCTTGGCAGACCTTTGAGCCTGGAATGATTCCACGCCTCAAAATTGGAGAGTCCATTGAGTCATTCGCAAGCAACCGCCCCTCCCCCACTTTTATGGGCTTCATTGAGCACCTCATCAGGGAAGTGGCTACAGGACTAGGCCTACCCTATGAGTTTGTCTGGGACATTTCCAAGGGCACAGGCAGTGCCTCACGTTTTGTCCTAGAGAAAGCCCAGCGCCGCTTTGAAGAGAGACAAAACCTCATAGCCACCAAACTCTGCAGCAGAGTGTGGAGCTGGGTGATAGCTAGGGGGATTAAGCGGGGCGACCTGCCACCCTCAGACAACTGGTGGAAAGTGCGCTGGCAGACACCCAAAAGAATTACTGTGGACTTAGGTAGAGAGGCCAAGTCCAACCATGACTCCATAAAGCTAGGCCTTAGAACCATGTCCCAGGACGTGGGTGAGCTAGGCATGGACTGGCAAGAAGTCAGAGGCCAAGTGGAGGCTGAGGCAGTGGACCTGCTCCAGCGGGCAAAGAGGCTTTCCAGTGAGTATGGGGTGAGCATGGAAACTGCCATGCACCTCCTCTCACAACGCACACCCAACCCAGTTTTTGCAGACAATGAAACACCGATTGACCCACAAACTGCAGAATGAGGTGTGGGCAATTCGCCCAGACTACCACTCTGCATTGACTGAAGCCTCTGCTTACTTTGACGAGGACGAGGAATACACGATTGAGCCAAACCGACCACCCCAAGAGGTGGATGGAGTAGCCATTATTCACATTCACGGCGCCCTGGGCAAAATGCTAGGCCCATGGGAGAAAATGCTGGGCATGACTGATTATGACGACATCTGGCAGCAGGTGTCCGAGGCAGAAGCCAGCCCAAACGTCACCAGCATTCTGCTCCACATAGACAGCCCTGGTGGGACCATTACAGGCCTCCCAGAACTGGCTGCAAAGCTTCGCAACGTCAGCAAGCCTTTGGTGGCTTACACAGAGGGCATGGCAGCCTCTGCAGCCTACTGGATAGCCAGCACTGCAGACAGTGTGATTTTGTCCGAGTCAGCAGAGGTGGGCAGTGTGGGAGTCTACATTGCATTGCTGGACCAGTCTGAACATTTGGCGATGAATGGCTTTAAAGTCAACGCCATCAGCTCAGGTGAAAACAAGCTGGACTTGGCTGACTTCAAGCCACTCTCCGAGGAAGCGCAAGCCCGCCTTCAAGCCAATGTCACCAAGTGGCATGACAGGTTCAAATCGGACATAAACCTCAAACGCACAGCCCCAGAGTCCGTCATGACTGGCTTGACCTATGAGGGCATGGAAGCGGTGCCAACCCTAGCCGACGCAGTAGTCAATGACCTGGACAGTGTCTTGGCGCTCATGGCGAACCTTTAACCAATACCAAAAACACATGAAAACCATTCTGGATTTAGTCAAAGCCAACACGGAGCTAAACAGCTTGAGCGCCAAGCTGGATGAGGCCCTTGCTGGCAACCAAACCCTGCAGGCTCAACTAGAGGAGCTGGCAGGCAAACATGCTGAAGAAGTCGCCAAGCTTGGCGCACAGCATGAAGAAGACCTCAAGGCCCTTGAAACCAAGGTCGCCTTGTTGGAAGAGACCAACCTTTTGCTTGAGCAGGCGCAGGCCACCGCAAGCGAGCAGGCCGCAGACATTGTGGCCCAGTGCGGGGCAGAGCCAGTTGAGGAAGCAACCGAACCAGAGCCCACCGCAGAGCTGACCCAGGCAGAGCACTGGCAGCACTACCGCACCTTGGAAGGAAACCAGGAGCGCAGGGCTTACTACCTCAAAAACATAAAGCCACTACT